GTACTGGGCCGTGTCCTCGTACCGCGCGTTGTAGTACATCTGCAGCGGATCTTAGATCACTTTGCAGGAACCCCCCATGGACGGGGGACGGCACGAGAGGAGCTCGGGTGTCGTGGGCAGTATTATAACCTTGCCGGGAGGTCTTTTGGTAACAATGGGGGGCCTCCGGGGGGAAAAACTTCGGCAGGTCATCAGCCACAGCCTTATTTTTATGCATAGTTGCTAAGTGGCTTGATGGTGAACTGGTTTTTCCCGGAGGCCGTCGCCGGGTTCTCAGAGGGCCAGGAGCGCGGCGCCCGGGGGGAACCGGGCGGAGAGCTGGGCCATGAGGGCCGTCTTGGCGGCTCGGACGACATAGGAGCCTGCCGCGCTGACTCCTCTCTCGAATAGAGAAGACATGGCGGACTGGACGTTGTCGACCGCTCCGGAGAGCAGCGGGGAGTCGCGGGGCGTGGGGACGGCAAGGGTGGAAAGGGCCGTGTTGTCCTCGAAGACGAGCTCCCAGTGCATGAGGAACTCGATCTCTAGCACGGGGGTCGAGATCGGGCCTCCGATGATCGAGACGGTCAGCTGGGACCAGCCGTTGCCTGTCATGTCGACGACCTGGTTTGTCGGGTTCGTGTTGACGGGGTTGAAGAACTCGCGGGCCTTAATGTCGGTGCGCTGGAAGACCGCGGCAGTGGCATTGGTGGTGCGCAGCGGGGTGTCGCTGGATTCTACGCAGTTGTAGGTGGCGAGCTCGGCAGTCTGGAGGGTGACCAGGTTGTTCTGGGCGAACGTCCGGAGGTAGACCATCCCGGCGGCGCTGAGAGGGGCGGCTATGGAGCGGACGATGATTCCGGCCGTGACGAGACGCACGCGGTTGGGGTTGGTGCCAGGGAATACTGCGCCGTTGGGGGACAGCGCGGTGTAGGTGGCACCGCTGCCGACCACCGCTCCAGTCGAGCCGGCGTAGAAGTAGCTGGGGGCGCAGAGGTGCGCTGCCGATCCATTGGAGTCCGTGGACATAACGACGCGGTAGTGCTGGGTGAAGGGCACAGTGCGCAGGTTGGAGGGCGAGTAGATCTGGGCTCCGATCGCGTGGGGGCAAAACGGGTCGGTTAGGGCGCAAACCTTCGTGACCAGCTCCTGGGGCGGATGGACCCTCGTTGCGGCCACCGAGCCCCTGGGGGGGCGCGGGACCCGCGGCGGGGGTGGCTGGCGGCGGGCAGGTTTGCGCTTGGGCTTGTTGTTTTGGCGTTGGGGCATTGTTGTTTTCGGGTTCTTACGGTGTCAGAGTAAAATGTAAAAAGCGGAACTGGATTCCCAAGTGAATCCAGCTCTGACACCGACGGGGGGCCTTAGTGGCCCCCCGATTTCGCAGTTCTCCGTTTCAGAGGCTTGACGTTGCGGGCGTCTAGCGTGGGGGCCGCCCCGGCCGCGGGCGGTGCAGCGCTGGGCACGGCGGCCGCGGCTTTCCCTTGGCGGTAGGCTGCGGCACGCGCTGTTGACTTGGACGGGGGTCCAGCGGCGGCGGCGGGGGGGGCGGGTGGCTGTCGGGGCTTGCGCGCTTTTCGGCGCGGCGGCAGCGGGTTGGGGGCGTCTCCGTGGTGCGTGACGCCGTCTAGCACGAATTGTTCCGCGAGGGGCTGCGGGGGAAGCGGTTCGGCCAGGAGGGGCGGACTGAGAAGGTCGTCGAGGCACTGGGCGGCCGAGAGGAAGGCTGTCAGGCGCTCAAGGTCCAGGCCGAGCCCGGCGACGTAGTCGTCGATCCACATGGAGGGGGCGTTGGGGTACTGGGCCGTGTCCTCGTACCGCGCGTTGTAGGGCGCGGCGAGGTGAGCGGACTCGTGGACGACGTGGTTGCGGGCAAAGAGGACGACCTTGTTGCAGAAGTCGCCGATCACGGGCGTGTTGGCGTCGGAGAGAGCGTAGGCGCGAGCCTTCGCTACGAGCTTGTCCAGGCAGGTGACCTTGGGCATCAGGGGCTTGGTGGTGTGCAGTTTGGAGAGCTGGCGGATCACGTCGCAGCACGAGTTGGCGTCGCCGTACCACACGTCGGGTCCATAGACCCGGGCTAGGAACATGACGCCCGATTGGCCGCGCTCGACGTTCTCGGCCTTGGCCCTGAGGCCCAGGCTGGCGCAAACTGTTCTGTAGTTGTTGACGTCGAGGTTGCGAATGAGACCGTCGTCTCCTCCAAAGATGCTGCGCTGGAGTTTGGCCCACGCTTGGGGGGGCGTGAGGTGGACTCCGTTGGGCCTCTCGGACCGGAAGGCGGCGTAGGCCGCGAAGGCGTTATCGGTGGAGTTGAACACGGTTGTCTCTGGGCTGCCTGAGCTGCGGATGGTCTCGCCGTCGTACTTCGCGCCGGACGAAGTCACGCCCCGCAGGTTGTACTGTGAGCGGTGGAGCTCGGAGAGCTCGTCGTGGAAGGCGGGGGCGAAGGCTCTCATGAGGAAGGCTCGCTCCACGGCTCTCATGGTGGGACTTATGGTCCCGTCGAGGCGCGTGAAGTCCGTTTTGGCCACGGTCTCGGCGTCGCTGCAAACATCGGCCACTGCGGCGGCGATGTCTGCGGGCTGGCGGGAAAAAGCGTACCAGGCGAACTGTTTGAGGTGGGCTGCCACGGAATACATGTACGCGGAGTACTGCCGCTTGTCGGTGCCGTTGATGGTGGTGATGAGACGGGGGTCCGCTACTTTGGCGTAAGACTCAGACTTCATGAAGGACTTGGCCATGCGCATCGAATCGGCGTAGAGCGTTTCCGACGTGTCAAGGATGAGCCGCTGAGAGGGGCTGCTCTGCATGTCGCGCACGTGGTCGTAGGACGTCGGCTTGAGCTGATGGGGAATGGGGACCATGAAGCCGACGAACTCCTCGATGAGGCGGTGGACGTGCGGCGTCGGCGTGGCGTCGGAGCGCACGTTGATAACGCGACCCCGGACCGCCTGCTCCTCGTTGTCGAGAGTTCGGTCCGGTGCGTACGAGGCGTGGAGGAGCGGCGACATGAAGGCGACGAGCAGGGGCTTGGCGTCGGGGTCGTAGCGGCCGTATTGGTAGCGGCGGACGCCCTCGGAGACGGGGAAGATCACGTCGGGCTTGCGGGCGAGCATGGTCCGGTGAAACTTCGT